ATAAATTTGCTAGTGCAGTTGTATCTTGCACAGGTTGATTCTGTTGTCCAAAGTTAAATGGATTTGCTTGCTTATAAATAGGTGGTAACGCTGTCTGAGGCATCTGTGTACCTCTTAACATATTAGCCATGTTCATCTGTTGTTGGCTAGTCTGTGCGTTCTTTAATGCTTGTTCTTGAGGTGTTAATGCTTTAACTACATTCTTGACAGTATTAGCTGCTCTTAATGTATCTAATACATTCTTACCTGTTATTCCTGTATTCGCTAGACTACCTGTTGGGTCTAGTTCAGGTGATACTTGTTCAATAGGTGTATTAGGGCTAAAGTCGTATGTAGGTGTAGGTTGAGGTGTTTGTAAACTACCTGTAGGGTCAAACTCAGGTGATACAGATTCTATAGGTACATTAGGGCTAAAATCAGTAATAGGACTTAATTCGTATTGGCTAATAGGTGCATCAACTATTGGTGAAGTAAATGCCTCTCCAATTCCTGATTCGGCTGCACCTGTCAAACCAGCTTCGCCTAATAAAGTAGTGCCTGCTAAGTCTGTTGCTGCACCTTCACCAGCTAATGTTGCTAATCCTGTTTCAGATGCACCTGTAAACCCTAATGCACCAGCTTCTCCTGCACCAGCTTCGGCTGCAAATAATGTAGGATCAACATAACCTGTCATAACTGCTACTGCTATTGCTGCAGGCAATACCCAACCACCAGGGATTTCTTCATTAACAAAGTCATCTACTTCTGCAAGACCACCACCTACTGATTGCACTCCTTCATCAATAGCGTTAAGCAATCCTTGGTCACCACCACCTGTGCCTATTACATCAGAAACTCTGTCAAATACTTGGCTAAAACATCCCATTATTTCCTCGCCATCCATTTATACTTCGGATTATCAGAATCTTCGATAGGCCATCCAACTAATTTCATTAGTTTTAAAATATTTGGCTCATCTGCTTGTCCATAAACAATTTGTATATCATCATGTTTTTGGATTTCTTCCCAAAATTGCATAAGTGATTTAGACAATGCCATTGGTTTATCAGCAGTTATTAAATATCCTTCAACAGTATCAGGTGCAATAGCAGTAAGCACCATTAAAGAATCATTTTTTTGCACAATTAAATTTTGTTTTTGTTTTGCTTGATAATTAAGCATAGCTAATGCTTTTTTAGGCTCAATTCCACTTTTTTGTGCATCAATTTGAATGATTTGACTAGCTTTCATTTAAAAAAGTCCGTATGCAGTTGGATCTAGTTCAGGTGATACATTTAATATGCTTGTGCCTGGACTAAAATCAGTTAAGGGTGCATTAGTTGGTGTTCCTCCAAATAATTGACTCCATAAACTAGAGTTAGTTAAAGCATTTGCACCACTTGCACCTAGTCCTAATAATCCACCTAATGCACTATTAGCACCTGTTCCACCTAAGATTGCACTTGAACCTAGTCCTGCTAGTCCACTTAAAAGCGATGATCTTTGTGCTGCTTCAGCGTTTTGTCTTGCAATATCTGTAGCGTTTTGACTTGTGTAAGCACTTAAATAATCAGGCCCTGCTACTGTTGCTTGATTAAATGGAGTTACATAGCCTGGTGTTGCTAAATTACGAATATTCGCTGCTGTTGTATTCTGTAGTCCTTGTGCTTGTAAACCTGTTTGCATACCACCAACAATAGCACTTGTTAAAGCATCATTTTGAGTTTGACCTTGCAATACTTTTGCACGATTGTAAGCCTCAGAACCAGGCATAATGCCTTGATTAGCTAACTGTGCATCAAGAGCCTCAACTTGTTGTCTTTGTTGAGGTTGTAACCTTTGCATAATTGCATTAGAATAAGTATCGCCAGGGTTAATTCCATACATTGGATTTGCTTGCGATTCTTGTAAGCCAGCTAGTGAACTTTGAGTAAGTTGTTGTAACTCTGGGCTTAATTGTTGATTTGCACTCCAAATAGGATTACCCTGTGCATCTGTACCTGTTTGTTGATACTGTAGACTTCCGTATGGAGTTTGTTGATTGATACGATTTGCTGCAGTTGCTTGTAATGCACCAGCAATATTCCCTTGAGCATTAGCTTGTGCAGCTTGTACAAAAGGATTAGTAGAAGTAAATTGACTAGTCTGTGGTTGCCCAAATGGTGTTTGACCCATAAAATTAGGTTGCACAGTTTGAGTATTTACAGATTGTGCTTGCATTGTTTGGGGTTGTTGCCCCATAAAATTACCAAATTGGTTAAAACCACTCATAGGCATAGATGGATTTTGAGGCATATCAGCAGGATCTCTTACTAATCCAACTGAGTTTTGAAAATATTGCTCATTAGTTCCCATTGGCATTTGATAATTAGGAACTTCTTGCGTAGAAGGTTGTCCCATGTAATTAGGTTGAGATTGTTGTGCTAACCCCATTAAGCCCTGTTGTGGCTGTGATGTTGCTTGATCAAATAAACCCATAACTCTCTCCTGTTAAAAGAAACCAAGTTATCGGTCTTGTACCAATTATACTCGATTTTCTTAAAAAACTATATAACTCCACCTGCCTCCATTACGAAATCGGTAGATGTCCAATGCACTTCAATTCCTTGACTTGCAATACTTAAATTTAACCCTGCACAGTAACCTATTCCTGTTACTCCTTGCCAATCTTTATTAATTGTCAATGTTCCACCCCATGTTGCTTGATCCCACAACGCTGTATCCCACTTACCTATTGCATAAGCACCAGGGTTAAACTGTACCGCACCTAAGTTATTCTGTTGTTGAAAGTCAGTTGATACATTGCATAAAACAGTCGGTACACCATTATCTGTCAATAGCATAGGTCTTACCATTGTGAATCTTTTTTGTTGCCCTCTAGTCTCGAAATAGCTATATGCTTGTTGAACTTGACCTACTATATTCGTTCCATTGTCTGCGAATGTGTCCCAAAACTTACCTACATAGCCATCGCCACCAAAGTACATATCTTGATTGCTCATCTGAAAGGTATAAGCCTCGATGCCTGTAAATTGTCCCCATGACTTTGTAATCGTGTGCATAACATATTGTTGCATCCCAACATCTGTAGGAATGTTCAATATAAGCATATTCTCACCAGCGTAATACGAAATCTGCCAATTAGGTAAACTTGAAAAAAGACTAGCTGCTTGACTTACAGCATAGTAAATTTTGTCTGTAAGATTAACTCTAGGGTCTAGTCTTGATGATTGTAAAGCACTAGCAAGTGGTACAAGTCCATCTTGAGTAAGTAATAGAACATCACCACCCCACTTAAAAAAGCATCTTCTAGTAAATGTTTGACCTAATTGCCATACTCCTTTTAATGCCCATGTCGCTACATTACTAGGATCAGTACCTAAATATACGATTGTTTCACCATTAGATGTAACAAATACAGCATAATCGTCTGCACCCTCGCCTGCGTCTATTGTCCATGTTGCCATTGCTTGTAAATAGCCACCATTTCTTGCAATACTACCAAAATCTAACTGACTTGCTGCACCACCGATGCTTTGAACAGGCATATACCAACAATTTAGCGTATCTTTTTGCGTAAAATACAGTCTGTTTTTAAAAAGATTAACTCCTATAAATGTATTTGAATTAACTCCTGTAATCCCTAAAACTGTATAAGTCCCCACGACTGTTGCATTGGCTGCAGGGGTACTCGCCATCGTATATGTAAATGTCGTTACACCTGTAACTGTAATTCTGTAATTTCCGTTATATTCGCTACTCGTTGCACCTGTAATCGTTACTTGATTACCTGTTATTAACCCATGATTAGCTGCTGTCGTAAGAGTTGCAGTAGTTCCACTTCTTGTTATTGAAGATATAGTCTGTGCAGTCGATGTCGTAGCTACATAAGACCAAAATGTTCCGTTATAGACTAAGACTGGGTCTGCACCATTACACGCTATGAGAAAACTACCACCAGAGTTAGTTAAAGATACATACTGAAATCTATTATTAGTAAGTCCTGTAAATACGCTTGTTGCTGTACTTGTAGATGCGTCATAAATGATTGAAGTACCTACTGCAAACAGTTTATTACCTGTAGGACTTGAGTAATTCATCAAAGTATTAACTTTACCTGATATACCTATTGAATACTTGGTGTAGCCTTTCCTAAAAGTAATGTCTGTAGGTGTAGGAAACCAGTTATTCATGGTTACAGCATCCATCGGATCCATATTAGCTAGTGAATCTCTAGCGTTCCAACCCCCAATAGGTGATGGAATACTAGCAGTCTTAGCCCTAAACTTTTGTGGAATCATGAGCCATATCCAGTATCAGGAATATTTGCATATCCTATCAATACCTTGCTTGGATAAGGTGCAAAACTCAATGTAGCACTACCCTTATCGTTTGCTTTAGCTACACTCAAGTACCTTTCGTAATCTTGTTGTAGGCTTGTAGTATCAAAGTTTTTAAT